GCAGTTTATCAAAAAGGTAACGCTGCTTTAAGACTAGCAAAAGGCGAGGGCGGTCTTGGCGATATACTTACGCTTGGAGCTGGAGGAAGTCAAAGTGTATTTGGTAAAGATGGAGCTTTGGCCTCAATAAAAAGTGGAAGCTGGAAGAATATGGGTGGAGGCTTTGGAAGCGCCTTAAAAAATATAGGTAAAGTTGATGGCAAGTTTGATCCTTTTGGTTATTTACAAGAAAGAGGTCAAGCTTACGGACAAGATTTAAAATCAGGCTTTGGAGGAATATTCCAAGGCGGTCAAGGACAAGTAACCGTTCAATCAGGAGACACTCTTACAAAAATTGCAAGTGATGCCGGAGTATCTGTTCAAGATTTAATAGCAGCAAATCCAGGTATTAATCCTAATTTAATTATGCCAGGTCAAACAATTAACGTTCCAGGAGGCGGAGGCTTTCTTGGAAAAATTGGTCAAGGTATTGGAAGTATTCTTGGCGGCGGCGGTCCTACTGGGACAGAGGCTGGAAGTTTCTTTGGTCTGAAAACTCCAGGATATATAAAAGGTATTGAAGATACTTTTTTAAAAGGTGAGGGTTTATTTGGCGGCGCCGGAGGCGGCGGCGGTATTGGCGGATTATTTGGGGGTATGGGTGGTAATTTTGCAATACCTGCTTTAACAGGATTGGCGGCATATATGGCTGCTAAAAAAGAAGAGGGAGGTTTAGCAGAAACTCCGCTTGTAACGATGGATCCTCTTGGTAGATACCAATTATCAAAAGCTTTAGGTACTGGCGGTACTAGAGAAGAGTTTGGCTTAGGTCCAGCTCCGCAAGCTTTAGAATTTAATATGGGTGGAGAAGCTAGACAGTACTTTAATCAAGGCGGTCTAGCGATGGTAAAAGAATTAGATATGCGTGACGGCGGAGAATCATCTGGACCAGGGACTGGAACTTCAGACGATATTCCAGCGATGTTAAGTGATGGCGAATTTGTAATGACTGCAAAAGCTGTCAGAGGCGCAGGCTCTTTTACAACCAAAAAGACTCCTCAAGGAATAGAGCTTATAGGTGGTGGCAAATCATCTAGAGAACAAGGCGTAAAAAATATGCGCGAATTAATGAATATTTTTGAGGCAATATAATGGCTTTACCTGAAGGTTATTCATTTACACGCCCTGAAGGAAGAATGTATTCAAGCGTAATGCCTGGACAAGGAATGAGATTTGCATATGGCCCAACAGGAGACAGAATTGAAGTTCCAAGAAATAGTATGGAAAACTCTTCAAATGTAGGAGGAACAGCAGCAAAAGGTCAAATTAATCCAGTATTAACTGGTGTAGACAGAACTGAAGTTTTAGCAGATCCCTATCTCAGAGAATTATATTTTGGCTCTGCTGATTATCCAGGACTTATATCTCAAGCAACTCAAGCTGCTCAACAAGCTTTTCTTGGCCAACCCATTCCAGTAAGACCTACTGCAGGCTTATCTCCTTTAGAGCAAGCAGCCATTCAACAAGCATATAGTGGTATCGGCGGATATAAACCATATTTACAAGCTCAGGAAGAGGCTATTCTCGGGGGAATGGGTATGCTTGGGCAAGAACGCGGTTTATTGGAAGAAGCTATTGGAGCGACTCGTAGAGCCGGAGAAATACAACAACCTTATTTTGCGCAAGCAGAGCAACAATACGGCGCAGGTCTTAGCGACTTAATGAGCAGTCTTGGGAGACAGGGACTCTCGGCAAGAGAGTTTCAAAGAGCAGCGTTAGAAGGATTTGATCCAAGAGCTGCTGCGGCCTACGGTTTACCTTCTCAGGTAATGCAACCATTTATTCAATCTGCTAGAGAGCAAACAGGCAGAGGGTTAGAGTCTTTGATGGGCGGCGCAGCTAAAGAGCAGTTGTTAGGATCTCAAGCTTTGCGTGAACTTCAAAGAGGCGTTGGTCAAGAAGAGGCAGCAAGACGAGCAGGTTTAAGAGAGCTAAGAGGTGGCGCTGAAGAGGCCAGAATGATAGCCAGAGAAACAGGAAGAGCTACTTTTGACCCTAGAGATACTGCAAGATTTTACGACCCGTTTGAACAACAAGTCGTTCAACAAACAATTGAAGATGTAATGAAAGGCGGCGCTCAACAAGATATAGCTGCAAGAGCTAGAGATATACAAGCAGGAGGAGAATCAGCTTTTGGCTCTAGGGCAAGACTAAGCGCAGGAGAAAGACAATCTGCTTTGGGTAGAGGTCTTGGAGAGGCTTTAGCAAATATTAGATCTGGCGGATTCCAAAGAGCTCAACAAGCAGCTATGGGTGAGTTCGGCAGACAACAATCAGCGTTAGAAAGATCTGGCGGAACACTTGCAGGATTAGGTCAGCAACTAGGAGCAGGTCTTGAAAGATTTGGAGCCGGTCAATTAGGCGGCAGTCAATTATTAGCTGGACAGATTGGTAAACTAGGAACTATGGCTGCAGAAAGAGGCGCTCAAGAACAACAAGCCAGATTTGGAGCAGCTGGAGCAGAAAGAGCTATTGGATCTGATTTAGCAGGACTATCTCAACAAGCTTTAGAAACAGCGATGAGAGAATCTCAGTTTGGCAGAAGTGCTTTAGAAAGAGCTGGAGAGAGAGAAGCAGGATACGGTCAAGCCCTAATGGGTGCAAGACGTGGCTACGCTGGCGACATTCTTGGATTAGGACAACAAAGAGGCGCTTTAGCAAGCGGTATAGGATCTGCGCTTGCAGGTTACGGCCAACAGCTTGGCGGTATTGGCGGAAGACTTGCAGGATTCGGAGGACAGTTAGGTGGTCTTGGAGCAACTTACCAGCAGCTTGGACAAGGAGAGAGAGGAGAATTAATGGGGCTAGGGCAACTTCCAAGACAGCTTCTTGAAACAAGATTAGGAAGAGAATATGAAGCAGCTCAAGAACAAAGATATGCTCCTTTACAAGCTATGCAATTCATACAAGGATTTGCTCCTCAATATCAAGCAGGAAGAACTCAAATAGGAAAAAGTTATGGAATGCCAGTTGATCCGATGTCTCAAGGCCTAGGAGCATTTTTAAGCGCTTATTCAGCTATGAAACCTCCTACTCAATACCAAGCTCCTGGTACAGTTGAAGGACAAGGTGATGCAGGAGCAAGCGGTGCTGCATACCAAGCTTATATGAATAGTTTATCAAGCGGCCAAGGCCAATACGGATATCAACCTCCAAGTCAGGGTTATAACTTTGAACAAATAATGGCAGGCGGACCGTTTGCTGGAACTGTAGGACCTACTAATCCTTATCAAATAAATCTCCCATCCAGCCTTCCAGCTGGAGGAAGCAGCCCATATTCCATACCAGGATTTGGTTCATACTATACCCCCGGCGGAAAAAACTAATGAATATATTTAAACGAAAAATGTTTCAAAAGGGAGGAGAAGCAAAAGACTTTCTTGCTAGTGTTTCAGGACCAGAATTTGAATATTACGAACTTTCTCCATCTATAGAACAAACCTCTGAAGGAGGTTTCGTTTACACTTTAAGAAATCCAAGAGGGGAAGTTGTATCTGAAGAATTAATCAATACTGCTCTTTCTCCAACAGGAGACCCTGTAGAAGCCTATAAAGTTCAATCAAAAAATCAATCCCTCGAGGCTTTGCAAACTGCTGCTTTAGGACTTGCCACTTTGCCCCCTGCAGGCAAATTAGCTGGATTTGTAGGCTCAAAAATTGGACCAGCTGCAGTAAAAATGGGCCAATCTAGATTTTCTCCTGTAACAATGACAAAACTTCCAGGAGTTGCTCAACCAGGAAAAAAAGGATTTCAAGCTTTAGATCCAACTAAATTTAGTTCTTATAATGTAGCAGCTAAACCAGGAGTAATTCCGGCAACTGCAGCTGGAGGTGCGTTTTTAGGATTAGGTGCTATGAAAACTACTGAAGAAGAAGTTTTACAAAAAGCTTTAGATGATTTATCAAAAACTAAAAAAACAGAAACAGAAGATAAAAAAGCTCCAGCGCCTTTAGGACAAAACATTATTTCTGACGAGGAAATAGATGCTGTATTAGGAACAGATCAAAATAAAATAGCGCAAGCTATGGCTGATGCTGAAAGAGAAGCGGCTAATGCAGCTGCTATAGAGCAATCAATTGTAGATTTTCAAGATCGTTATATGCGCGATAAAGACATGAATAGACTTCTTAGAAATATAGGGATAAGCCTTGTTGAAACTGGAAGAATGACAGGTATTGCAAAAGGTGCTGCAGCAGCTGCTAAAGAGAAAGCTGCAGAACAAGTTCTTGAGGGAGAAAGAGAAGCCGAAATGAGATTAGCTGAAGCTAAAGCTGGTGGTGTTGATGTAGGTGATATAGCTGCAATAGATAAACTCGAGGGAGAATATTTAGAAAATTATCAGGCTGCTTTAGGTAATAAAAGAAATATATCTCAATTACAAGATGTTTTAAGAACCCTAAAAACTAGGGGACAAAGTATATTTGGAGTTGGAAACATAGTAAGCTCTAATCTTAAAAAGATTATGGCCTTTGTTGCAGGAGACCCGTCACTTGCTGCTAATGCAAAAAATATTCAAGCTTCTTTAAAATCAGAAAATCCAAGAGAGTACGTAAAAACTGTTTTAGAAATAATGAAAAACAGAGAAATTAGAGAACTTCTTGGGGAGTCAGGAAGAACTATATCAAACCTTGATAGACAAATAGTTGATCAAATTGTTGGTCAGTTGCAAGACACAAAAATACTTTCTCAAGACCCTAAATCTATTGCTACTAAATTAGAATTACTTCTTGAAGATCAGTTAAAAAAACAAAAAGAAAATGAAGAAAGAGCATTTGGAAAAGCAAGAAACTTAGCTCTACTTGGCAGAGATGTAAGAAGATTGCAAATGACTACTCCTGAAGCACCTGAAGCAAGAATAAGATTTACTATATAAAATGATTTACGAAATAGTAACACCCGACGGAAGAATAATAGAAGTCGAGGGAGATCCTGGCAAAGAAGCAGAAGCAATCGCTGTTGTTAAAAAATATCTTGCAAACGAAACAGTTTCTCAAGATTTTGACGAAAATTATTTTGATTACACAACAGGAGTAAACGCTCCCATTCTTAGATCTCAACTTGATATGGCTGAAACTTTGGAAGAAAAAGAATTGGTCTTACAGAGAAAAGTTGGAACCAAAGGTTTTACTAGAGACTCCGCAGGAAACTTAGCATTAACACCGGCTGGTTTAAAAAGACTTGGCATAAGCCCAACATCAAATAAAAATGTAATTATTGACGAATCTGGCTTTTCTTCTGGAGATTTTGCTGATTTAGCTGGAGTGGTTGGGCCTATTGCAGGTGCTGTAGCTGCTTTAAGTCCGCATGGCAGATTGCTTAAAACTTTAAAAAAGTTTTTTAAAAATGATGAAAAGGGAAGAATCTCTAGAACTGTTGCATCAGCTCTTGGTACTGCAGGAGGTAAAGGTGTAGAGGAAGCAGGAGAGCTTGCTTTAGGTTTACAACAACAATCGGCTGGAGAAGTTGCAGAAGATTTGGCATTTGAGGCGTTAATAGGTGGCGTATCTCAAGGATTGTTTGAGGGTGGAGGTGCCGCTCTACATGCTATGTTAGGCAAAAAAGCTCCTATTATAGATGTAGATATTTCTAGAGCTATTGCTCAAGGCGCTGATCCAGAAGAATTGGTAACTTTAGCAAAAAGCTTAGGAAGAACTCCAACATTTAAAGATGTTAAAGAAGCGCAGGCAAAAGGTATTATTCAATCTTTTACTCCAGCTGCGGTATCTCAAAGAGCTTTAGGTAGAGAAATACCAGGACGTTTTCAGGCAGCAGCAGAAACTGTTTTTGGTAGGAAAGAAAGAGATAGACGATTAATTCAATACGGAAATGAAAGGCTTCAAAGATTTTTAGAAAAATTAGATGCTAAAGATTTAACAATAGAAACATTCGACTCTGCTGTAGCAGCTGGAAGAGATACTATAAAAGATGTTGATGACTATTTGCTTGCTCTTAGAAAAAACGCCGAAGCGTCTGGAAAAGAATTAAACGAAGTTATTAAAAATTCTATTAAAGCAATAGATGAAGGCGCTTTCTCCGGAAGCCCAGATAAAGTAGAACTTGGAAGGGTTATTAGAGAGCAACTCAAAGATGCTTACGAAAGAAGCGTTATTAAACCATTTAAAAAAGAAGAGCAAGCAATAGATAGATTTTTAACATCTAAAGGGCTAGATGCTGTTTACGGTCAGATAGGAATAAAGCTTAAAGGGCTAGATAAATATTTAGATAACTTGGTTAAAAAATATCCAACTATTGAGAAAACTTTAGCTGATGAAGTAGCCGCTTCGCCAATAAAAATAATAAAAGATGTTATTAAAGATACTGAAGCAGGAGGTATATCAATTGAGGCTTTAAATAATTTACGCGGAGCTTTATTGACAGTAGACAGGGCAACAGGACCTTTTGCTGGTAAAACAGGAAATGCTTTAAAAGGAGCAATTGAAGAAGTTGATAAAATATTTGACGATCTTGCTCAGGGTGGAGACATAGTTGCTGGCATGATTAAAGTTGGAAAAGGTAGACAAGTTGGAGCTGCAGTTAAAAATATATCTAAAGCTGCGCAAATGATAAAAGAATACAACAAACGCTATAAAGCTGCAGTTGAACCATTTAACGACGTGATGGTTGCAAAAATACAGAAGAATGCAGCTAAAGGAGCTTTCGACGTAGATGAAATATTTTCTAGAGTTGTAAAAAAAGACAGGCCAGAACTAATTAATAAAGTAATAAATGCTTTGCCTGGAGAGGCAGAAAAAAAATTAGTTCTAGAAGAGCTTAGACAAAATATTATTAAACAGGCTGCAAGAGATTCTATTGATATAATTGATGGCACTATCAATCCAGTAATTTTTGCAAAAGAGATTAATAAACTAGGATCTACAGCAGACGTTATATTTAAAGATGTTCCTAACTTTAAATCTACTATAGATGATTTCTTAAAAATAAATACTGGATTTAAAGCAGAAAAACTGATGAAGATAGCAGATGATTTAAATTCTAAAGAATTTACTCAAGCTTTAAAAAGATTTACAGATGCAGAAAATGCAGCAGCTAGAGCTGAATCAGATAGGTTCTTAACAAGAATATCTTCTGCAAGTCCAGACGAAGTTGTCAACACTATATTTAAAAATGGTCAAGCAGCAAATATTGCGCAAGCTAAAGAAATATTAAAAGGAACAGGCAACTTTGAAAGAATCCAACAAGAAAGTATGCGTGATTTGATGAGGCTTACTACTGGGCCAGGAGCAAAGGTTGATGAAGTATTCAATCCAGAGGCTTTAGAAAGGGCTTTAAATTCAAAAGGTGATGACGTTCTTAGAGAAATGTTTGGTAAAGAAACTGTAGAATCTTTAAGAAGCTTGGTAAGAGATTTACGAGTAATGACTGCTGCAGAAAAAGGTGGAGCAGGAACTTTGATAGCTGGAGCAGTTGCTATAAACGCATTTAACATAGCGATGTTACCAACACTAGCCAAGCTTGGAATATTTGGCATGATAATGAGAAACCCTGCTGTTGTTAGAAGATTTGCTAAATCTGATCCAGAAAGCGTCAATATTGTTTACCAAGCTTTTAAAGATGCTGTAAGGCTTTCAGCACCTATAACTTTAGGAGAGGAAATAGTAGAGGGAAGCAGAGAAGCAGCAGGCGCCGCAGAAGCCGGACTATCTCAACTAGCTGAAGATATCAATCTAGGAGATATAACACAACAATTAAACAAAGAACTTCGTACATCTGCAACTCAGATTACACCAAAAAGATTAACAGCACAACTAGACTTACCGGAAGTTTCTGCTTTACCAGCACAAACATCTGGAATAATGAGTCCTAGTTTATTAGGTGGCTCGCTAGCTAATTTAGAAATAGCGCAAAGACTGGCTAACATAGCTTAACTTTCAAAATCCATTTTTTCGTATTCTTTCCAGTTATTTCTGAGAACTTCTAGCCAATCTTCTAAAGTCATTACTGTAGTTATTGTATTGGTTTTATCCCACTCAGTATTAAGTGCATATCCTGGAATGCAAACCTTGGTACTTCTTCTATTGTATTTAAAAATTAAAACAGGGATTCTGTTGCCGGCAGATTCGCATACTTGATTCCACCAGCCTGACTGATACCAGTCGCCTTCTTTGTAAAACTTACATTCGACAGCGTGAAAAGGAATGTTGATATCGCAAAGATTTTTAGATTGATATTGATCTAGATTTCTTTTACAAGCAAAGTCTATCCCTCGCTCTTCAAAAAATTGGTTTAAAGTTTTTGCTATTTCTCGTTCAAAGGCAGCACCTTTGTTTCTACTGTTGATTGGCATGTATCTTCTCCTACGTATCTGCTACTTAATTCAAAATAATAATTTTTATTTTTTATTGCTTGCAATACTTCTTTGCTAAGCTCATCAAAACTTTTAGTCATTATATCTTTGCTATAAACACAAAGCTTAATTGTCTCAGCTTTTTTTCTTGACAAGTCCCATCTCCTCTCTGTCAAAACCTAAAGGATGTGGCGATAAACATTCAAGCTCATCTCTAGAGAAATGAATATAAGGCTCAGAATCCTCTTCATATATTGGTTCTTTAATCGTTCCAAAGCGAACGTCATACACTTTATCTCTTTGCCAAGTATGGCTGTAAACGCTGTCTGTCATAGCATATACGATTACAAACGGATGATTAGTTGCCATAGATAAGGCCGCACCCATTCTTAATTTAGATGCCGATAATAGTAAAGTGTCATACTTTTCTATACTAAAAGTTCTGCATTTTACCTCCATCCAAAAAGAAACTTCTTTAGATTCGCACCAGTAATCCAATCCATAACTAACTGGTAATTTATTACAACGAACATTCCAAAGTCCTTCTATAAAACCAGCGACACGCTCTTCGCGTTTTTGATCGTTGATCGTTTCCATTTTAGGTTTTGGATTCATACATATCTCCTTTTTTAAATGTGGCCCTTACAAAATACTTTCTCAAAAAAGCAACGATTGTAAAAACGGTTGTTTGAATAATTGAGGTAGTAAAAATGCTACACTCGTAATACTTACAAATATTTAGAACAATATAAGAAACAGGCAAAGCAATAATTATTCCTATTCCGACATCTGCTAGACTTTCTTTAAAAACTCTCTTATCAATCTTCATCAAAAAATTCAGGATCAATCGCAACAATTCTTTTTGTTGGTCTACCTGTTCCTTTGCCTCGCAAGTCTTTCTCCTGGATCTCGCCAGCATTTTTAAGTCTTTCTATAATCTCTTTAACTTCATACGACTTCATTGATCTGAATATCTCACGTCTATCAATATCACGCTTACTGATACCCCAGTCACCTTGAGATCTAATAAAGTTAAGTATTTGTTTGATCTTGCCTTCCATTTCAGAACCAGCAACTTTATCTCTACAGCTTTCTACTAATAACTGATCATAATAGTTAACATAATCAATAGCCCACTTGGTTATCTCTACTGGTATAACTTTGGCATTACGGTTATCTGCTAACGCTGCAATCAAAGCAAGTCGCATAGCTTTCTCTCTTGTTCTTGATAGCAATACTTCTAAACCGTCTTTTTCTAAACGGTTTTGTTGGTCTACTAAATCGTAAGCAAGCTTTTCTAAAAGATGACTACTTTCATCTGAGAAAGTTACCAATCTTTGTTTGAAATCTATTTCAGCATTGTTAATAGCAATCTGTTCCATTTCATCTCTGACTTGACGAACATGCGCTACCCAGTCTGTTGTTGATTTAGGTGGTTCAACAAATGGTTTCATTTTGCCTACAGTTCTTGGAAGTGTAGATTCAGCAACAATAAATCTATTTAAGAATCCATCTACAATACGACCGGTTGAGAGCGCACCATAGAAATTCTTTGGTACGCTCATACCGACCAACGTTATAGCAGGTTTGATAGTTGATCTATCTAGCACTTCTTGTTGTTGTTTCTGCGTTAACGTCATCATAGAATAATTGTCAGGTCGCAAAGTACCATGACATCTTCCCCATGTTTCCATAAGAACTTGGATAGCATCTTCTTTATTAGAATTACTTGAGTTAGATATGCTTTCTAATCTCTTACCAAATTCATCCATAACCGTTATATGTGTTGGTTTATATCTAAGAATAGAATAGATAGCACCGCTAGATGTATAGCCATCACCAGCCATTAAGTCAGAGTGGCCAGCTTGATCTAGGATAGCTTCTATAACTGTCTTTACATTTTCTTTTCCCTGACCTGATTTTGCGATACACATAAAGAACAAAGATGAAAAGTTATTCATATTGGTCTTATACATTCTTCCAAGAGATACAGAGCAAAGAGCCAAAGCCGCTTGCATACTTAAAGCTGGCTGAGATATCTGCGCTATCTTTTCTGAGTAGTCGTAAACATCTTTAATAATTCCAGGAGGACTGTATAAGTCTATTGGTTCTTGAATATTGTTTTGTTTAGATATATAAGCTGGTGCTTGTTGGTTTTTTCTTTCGTGAGTTTTTTGTATGCTGTTAACTGTTGTTTGTATTTCTGAATCAGGAAGAGGTGGTTTGTTTTGTTGGTTCCAAGAGTTAACAAAGAAATGTACGAAATCTATATTTAAATCTTTTGCTATTAAATAGCCAGCAAGTCTAGCCGCTTGATCGTTTCTTGATCCTTCTATCACACCATCTAAAGATAAAGGTGTTTGTATTGGTTTGCCATTTACTTTATCTGCACCTGTAATCTTTACCCAAAGTTCTCTAGTAAAGTCAGGTAGATCTTCTACTTCATCTAATTCCCATTCAGGAATAGTTATTGGTTCATATATAGCACCAGTAGCATGTATGTTATGTGGTGCAACGATAAGGCCACCTACGCCTCTTATATCTATTAGTTTTTCAGGTTCAGTTGTTGCAGTTCTTCTTGCAACATATGTAGTAAAGTTTTCAGGATTATTGTAGTAATAGTGTACGCCCTTTCCTGTAGCTACTTTGAATGGAGTAGTAGGTAGACTAGCGTCAGCCCAATTAACAGCTTCAGGGGTGTCTGCGTCAACGACAATAAACTTTCCACATACTAAAGCTACAACTAAATCATCTCTGCCTTTAAACCATTTAGTTATTTCTTCCGTCGTTGGCTGTCGCTCTTGAAACTGTTGCCAACCGCCAAGTTCTTTTGGCGGAACTTTATTATGGCGGTGAAGCGGTACTACACTTACACCATATTCAGCATACGCAAGCGCTAAATCCAACGCAGTATCTTGCGCTGTAATATTTAGGTTGAACACTCTTAATCTTCACTCGTTTCTTCTAATGGACCGTATATAGACTCGAAATCAAGCTTACCCCCACTAGCTTTAATTATTTTTTTTGCCTGTTTGATAGATGGCTGTCTTGCGCCATATCTCCAGGACTTGGTGGTTGCTGGCGAGCAGTCAAACAATTCTGCTGCTGGCTCAGTTCCTACAAATTCAATATATTCTTTTAAGGTATATCTTCGCACCTCTCTCTCCTTATATTCAGGTTCTAGCTTTTCGGAAAGATATGTATTAAGCTCTCTATCGGTTAAAGTTTTTAACCTCCAGAGATAGTTAACTTTCCATTGATCTTTGTGTACTTCGTTCATGCTACATTCCGTTCATAATATCCTTTCCACATATTGTAATTGTAAATTAATTAAATTAAAATACCTTTATAAAAAAAAGGAGAAGATATATGTCTGATATTCTTAGTCGTATAAAAAGTCCTAATGAACTCGTAGAACAACAAGGCGCAAAGCTTTTAATCTACGGTGCATCAGGAGCAGGTAAAACGACTACCTGCGCAACTGCCCCTGGCAAAACTTTAATCATCAGTATGGAGGCCGGTCTTTTATCTATTAAAGATAAAGATAACGTCACCGCTATTGAGGTTAAAGAGGCGCACGAAATCGAGGAGATCGCTCAATTACTTGAGTCAGGCCAACTTGATTACGACACCGTTTGCCTAGACAGCGTGACAGAAATGTCCGAAATTTTGCTTGCATCAGAAAAGCAAAAAAGCAAAGACCCAAGACGTGCATATGGTGAGGTTATAGAAATTATGACCAAAACTATGCGTAGGTTTAGGGATCTTAAAATTCACGTTATCTTTGTCGCTAAAGAAGACAAGATACGTGATGAGCAAACTGGTATGTTTACTTATCAGCCTATGATGGTTGGTGCAAAACTACCGGTTCAAATTCCTTACTTCTTTGATGAGGTTCTTGTATTAAGAGTCTTTGAAGAAGAAAACGAGGAAGGTAAAAAAGTAACCAATCGTTGGTTACAGACAACCCTTGGCGCGAATTACACCGCCAAAGATAGGAGCGGCAAGTTAGATGTTTTTGAAGAACCTAACTTAACGCATGTTATTAATAAACTTGGTTTTAATACAGGAGGCTAATATGAGCGATTTTGCAGATGTCAAGTTTGATTTCGATACTAACGAAAACGATAACACCTTTATCCCCGAAGGCGATTACTTAACTGAGATTAAGACTTGCGAGAAAACTGTTTCTCAAGCAGGCAATTCTTATCTCAAGCTTGAGGTAACTGTCGCAGGTGATAAATACAAAGGTTGGATTGCTAGAAACAATTTCAACCTTTGGTACACTAACTCCGACCAGGAGAAACAAGAAATGGTTAGAGAGATTGCATCTAAGCAATTTTCAAAACTATTAAAAGCTCTTGGTCTAGAAAAGAATCCGCCAGCAAATGCAGGCGAGTTAGTAGGCCTAAAAGTTATCTCAACCTTTGGTATTGAGAAAAGCGATAATCCAGAATATCCAGATAGGAATAATATTACTGGGTTTAAAGCGGTTGACCATACGGAGAAACCTAAAGTTGCGCAAGTATCTGAGGAAACTCCATCTTGGGTCAACGAAGAAAGCAAGCCAGCTAAGCCTAGCTTGTAGTTAATTGGTACGCTAGGGTGCCGAAAAAGAGTCCTTCCTTTCCCCCTCTACACACTCTAGGTGGGACTCACCTAGCCCTTTCTGAATGAATTAATGAATGGTTAAACTGATATGATGGCTGGGATTATGCTTAGAGATCTCTATTATTTCAGCCGGAACAAAAACTTCATCCTCTTCCATAGACTTTAATTGGACAAAAAATTTTGCAGTATCCTCATCAGGTGCATTGAGTAAAGCTACGCGCATTCCATTTTCTGATACATAGTAGCAGAGGTACTTATCGAATCTGTCAAACATTTTAATTATCCTTTTTATATCCATTAACATATAAAGCTATTATTGCATAGTGAATGATTTTCATTAGATCAGAATTCTCTTTACCGTTCTTTTTGCCGAACCTCATAGCATACTTCATTATATTGCCAACGGCAAAGCCTTCTCCATGACCACTATCAATAATCATGTCGGTAG